ACCTAGAGACATTAAAAAAATCTCTAAGGATACAGGTTTATCTCCTAAAAAAATTACTAAACTTGCTATAAACAGAGTACCAGATAAAATAGTTTCCAAAAAAGTTAATACTTCAAATAAACCTAAGAAGCCTAAGAAAGATGCAGTAACTGCAATTCAACAAGATGAAGGGAAACTAAAACCTAGAGACATTAAAAAAATCTCTAAGGATACAGGTTTATCTCCTAAAAAAATTATTAAACTTGCTACAAACAGAGTACCAGATAAAATAGTTTCCAAAAAAGTTAATACTTCTGGGAAAAAAGACGGATTCGACCCAGACTATGATCCATTAGGTAACATCAAGTTTCCTAAAGGTACTTCAGGGAAAGACTTTAAAAACTATAAAACACAAAGAAAAGCTATTAGAGAAGCAGCTGAAAAGGATCTAGAGAACAGGATGAAGAAATCCTTCAAACCTGAGGTCCTAGGTAAAGCGGCAAAACTCAAGGAAAAATTTCTAGGTGATCCTACCAAGAAACCAAAAAAATTAATTGGCAGGGCTAAACGTGAATACCAGATACAACAAATAGGACAAAGGCAAAAAGACCTAGGAATTAAACGTAAACCTAAGTTTGAAGTTTACGAAAAAAGAGTAGGAGAAATTCGTGAAGGTAAAGGTGCAGCTAAAAAGTATGCATACTCCGGTAGATTTGATAAACTAGGTAAGAAGCTAGGTGTTGAGTACGGTGAAGAAGCAAGGGAAAAACGTACTGAAGACAGACTAACTAATCTTAAAAAAAATATTAAAGCCAAACCTCAGAAAACTTACACGACTGCAGCTGATAATGTTAAGTCACAACGTAGAAAAGGGCGTAAAGCCATGGAAGCTTTTAAGATAGGATAGAATCAGAATGAAAGCAAAACAAAGATATGATGCACTACGATCAAGCCGTGATGATTTTCTTGATCAGGGTGTAGCTGCTTCTAGACTTACTCTTCCTTATCTTGTCAAACAAGATGATGATGATAGTACACATAAAAATTTAAAGACTCCATGGCAAAGTGTTGGAGCTAAAGGTGTTGTTACCTTAGCATCTAAATTAATGCTAGCACTACTACCTGTCAATACTTCGTTCTTTAAGTTGCAGATGGATGAGACATCTCTGCTTAAATATAATATGGATCCAACTGTTAAGTCTGATCTTGACTTGACATTTGCTAAGATTGAACGTACATTGATGGAATCTATCTCTCATTCAGATGATAGGGTAGTAGTTCATCAAGCATTGAAGCATCTAGTAGTTACTGGTAACGCTCTTATCTACATGGCAAAAGATAAACTTAAGCTTTATCCTTTGAATCGTTATGTAGTTGAACGTGATGGTATGGGTAATGTTACAGAAATTGTAACCAAAGAAAAAATCAGCAAAAAATTGGTAGAGAATATGCTACCTGAGAAAATGCGTGAGCCTAATCCTCCTATGGATCAAGCTGAGAATCGTACTCGTGCTGATGAAGTTGACATCTATACTCATGTCAAACGAGAAAACAATAAGTTTGTTTGGCATCAAGAAGTATATGGTAAGATTATTCCTACCTCTCGTGGTAATGCACCTATTGAAACAAACCCCTGGCTACCTCTACGATTTAATACTGTAGATAATGAAGCCTATGGTCGTGGTCGTGTCGAAGAATTTATTGGTGATTTGAAGAGTCTTGAGGCATTGTCTCAGGCACTCGTAGAAGGCTCTGCAGCAGCCGCTAAGGTTGTCTTTACTGTTAGCCCTAGCAGCACAACAAAGCCTGCTGTACTGGCTAAGGCAGGCAATGGAGCTATCATTCAGGGTAGACCTGATGATATTGGTGTAGTACAGGTTGGTAAAGGTGCTGACTTTGCTACTGCATCACAGATGATTCAACAACTAGAACGTCGTCTTGCTGAAGCATTCCTTATCCTTAACGTAAGGGATAGTGAACGTACAACAGCAGAAGAAGTTCGTATGACACAGATGGAACTAGAACAACAGCTGGGAGGATTGTTCTCCATGTTGACTGTTGACTTCCTTGTTCCTTATCTTAATCGTAAGCTTAGTGTATTCCAGCGTTCTGGTCAAATCCCTAAGCTACCTAAAGATATGGTCAAGCCTACGATTGTTGCTGGTGTGAATGCACTGGGTCGTGGTCAAGACCGTGAAAGTCTGGCAGCATTCATGACAACTATTGCTCAGACTATGGGTCCTGATTCGATTGCACAATACATTAATCCTGAGGAAGTTATTAAGCGTCTTGCTGCTGCTCAAGGTATTGATGTACTCAATCTTGTTAAGACTGCACAACAACTACAGCAAGAACAACAAGCTGCTGCTGATCAACAGCGACAAATGGCTATGATGCAACAAGCTGGTAAGTTTGCTGAAGTTGGACAAAAACGAGAACAACTAGAAAATGACCGAAACACCCAAACCCCGGCAGGCTCGCCGCCGGAAGCCTAAAGAACAACCTGAAGTTACTGTACCTATTGAAGTAGAGGATCAGAATCCTAATGACTGGTCACCAGAAGATGAGTACAATCGTAACTCACAACAAAATGGTCCTTATAAACCACCCGAACATATGGTCAATCCTCCTGATCCTGAACGGTATCTAAAGAAAGATCGTATTGGCAAACAAAAATCAGTCCGTTCACCTGGAACAAAAGTTGAACGTGTTGGTCTTGGCGGACTAACTGTTATCCACTCTAACCCTATTGATTACTATGGCAACCTTGACGTATGATCCCACCCCTGCTGATCAACCTGAATTCACTGAAGAAGAACTGAATTCTATTGAAGTTGGTGAGCAGCTTGCACAACAACAAGAACAACTCCTTGCTGGTAAGTATGAAAATGCTCAAGAACTAGAACGAGCATACCTTGAACTGCAATCTAAACTTGGTCAAGATCAAGAAGAAGAAGAAGAAGGTGAGGTAGACGAAGAAGAAGGTGAGGAAGTTGAAGAAACTGAAGAGGAAGAAGTAGAGGAAGAAGTAGAAAAGTATGAGATTACTGATCAAGACATTGAAGCTCTTCAAAATGTAGTCGGTGGATCAGAAGAATATGGTCAGATTATTGACTGGGCTAAGGATAACCTTAGTGAACAGGAGATTACTATGTATGACCATGTGATGGAATCTAATGATCCTATCGCTATGTTCTTTGCTATTCGTGCCCTTGGTAATTCTTACGAGAATGCTGTTGGTGTTGATGGTGAACTGTTGACAGGTAATGAGTCCTCTACTCCTCAGGATGTATTCCGTAGTCAAGCGGAAGTTGTGCAAGCCATGGCTGATCCTAGGTATGATAATGATCCTGCTTATCGTCAGGATGTCTTTGATAAACTTGAACGATCACCGGTACAATTCTAATGCCAGATAAAAACAAAAAAAAGAATACAAGATCACGAAAAGGTGGAACTAAAGTAAAGGTAAAAGTTAAGACCGGTTCTTCTCAGAAAAAACCATCTTTGATGCAACAACTCCTTTCTGCTGGTGTTGGTGGATTGGCTGGACTCTTTGCTAATCGTATGATGCCACAGCAAAGGTTTACAGGTGGTATAAATCCCCGTATCAAAACCCTGGTTAATGACCGTAGTGGTAAGATGAATAGTGTCAATACAAAAACCGAGAGCTGATCATGGCTAAAAAGAAACTATCTTTAGGACAGAGGATGCTAAAGAACATCAAATCTAATCCTATGATGTTCAAACAATTAGCAGGTGCTGGTATGATGCTGACTAATCCTGAAAAGGCTGGTGCAGCAATTACTGGTAAAGAATATACAGGCGACGGTAACATGAAACAGTTTCGTCGTATTATGAAGTCTTTGGGTTACGGTTATGGAGAGAAAGAATAATGGCACATTCTAAATCAACTAAAGGTCAATCTTGCGGAGGCAAGAAAGGTGGCTCGAAAAAACGTTAGTCTAAAAATTGGCAAACATAAATCACGTACTGGTGGCTTGACAAAAGCAGGTCGTGAAAAATATAATAGAGAAACAGGTTCTAACCTCAAGGCTCCACAGCCTGGTGGTGGTGCTCGTAAGCGATCCTTCTGTGCTAGAATGTCTGGTGTTAAAGGACCGATGAAAGATTCAAAGGGTCGTCCTACAAGGAAGGCTCTTGCCCTTCGTAAATGGAAATGCTAAATGGCC